AAAGTTAAGTGTGGCAAGATATCGCCTGAACAACAAGCTATGATAGATTATTTACAAAGTGTTGGATATTCTGTTATTGTGGGTCTTGGTGCTGAGGATGCCAAGGCACAAATACTGGAGAATAGAAATGATTGAACCTAAAGATAGATTTGTCACCATCCGTATGCCGATTGAGATATTTAAAGTTGTGAAGGCGCAAGCCGATAGCCAGACGCGCTCAATTAGCAGACAGATTGTTCACTTGATTAAGACTGCGTTGGAGAATGAAAAATGACCAAAGACATCTTATTCAGCCTGTGGTACGACAGTCTAGAAGGCACCAAGACGCAGGGCTTTGCATACGCAGCATGGTGCGCAGGGTGGGAGGCTGCAAAAAAGCCTATCAAGTGTAACTGCATCAGTCCGGAGCGATGTGAACTGTACGATCGGTGTTTGAAGGGAGAGAAGGGATGAACACTGAAGAAATATTCCAACAAGTGATGGATGAGAATTGCAAAGATCCGTTGCATCGCTTTGCCGATCTAGTGCGCCAAGATGAGCGTGAGCAATGGAACCCGTCCGACATGGCGCATCGCCCGAACGGGCTGACTGTTGACGACGACATCCAAGAATACAAAAGGCCTTGGATTGGGATGTCTGATGTAGAGGTTGAAACATATAGCAATGTGTATTGTGGTATTAGCTTGGCGAGAATGATTGAAGCCCTATTAAAGGAGCGCAACACATGATTAGCCCCAAACAAGAGCAAGTTCTAGAAATCTTGAAAAGCAAAAAAAGCATGACCGCTGCTGAGATTGCCAAAGAAATGAAGATGGTGGCTACTGCCGTTGCAGCGCACCTACGACGCCTAGAGGAGGCTGGTCACATTTATGTGTCTGAGTGGCGAGGCGGTAAGTACGGGGTGCCAACGAAGGCATACAGGTACGGCAAAGGTGATTCTGTTGAGTTTGTTGGTAAGCGTAAGGCGCCAAACAAAAAGGTTAAAAACACAGTAGTCATTGAAAAGATAGAGATTGACGCACCCCGACCAGACTATGCAGCAGCATGGTTATTTCACGAACCAAGAGTAGAATTATTAGGGGCAAGGTATGAGTGAAGACGCAGTCAACCACCCGCCCCACTACAAAAGTCATGCGTCTGGCGTGGAGTGTATCCAGATTACCGAGCACATGAATTTTTGTTTGGGCAATGCTATCAAATATATTTGGCGCGCTGATCTCAAGCACAACGCTATTGAAGACTTAGAAAAGGCGGTATGGTATGTCAACAAAGAAATTGAAAGAAGAAAAAAAAATACAGCCGTTTGAACAGGTTGCTTACAAGCTGCCACCAGCACTAAAACTAGCAGCAGAAAAAGCTAAGAAACAACAACCAGATTTAATTGCCATCTCAGGGAGAGTACGCTATGTACACCACGAATAAAGATATATGCGTTTGCGAACACATTAATTTGTGTGAGGTAAACGACCGCTGCATGAAGAAGTTGCCATGCCCATTGGTTGACGACCCAACATTCGTCTACGTCCCAGCCGCTGCTACCGACGTCCAAAAGACATGGCGCAAGTTCGGCTGGGTGCCAGAGTTACGCTAGCATTGAATTGGCTTTAACTTTGACCGCAGCCACACGATTAAGCCAGCCTTTGCCGTATGTCTCAAACGTACTAAGACTGCGGTAAAAGGCTTCTTTCTCTGCACTAAAACTGTCGATCAACTCAACAGGGTCAGCCGCCAAGACTGCTTTCATGGAGATCGGGCCAAGCCCACCATCAGCAGGAACGCTTACGGCGGCTTGCAGCAGCTTGATGGCGCGTCCAGGACCGGCGTTTACGCCCATGTCAAAGACTAGATAATCAATCCCGCTTGGTAGCTCGTCGGCGCGAACAGCGTCCCAATACTTCTTTTTGTACAACGGCTCGACATCAGCAGGCGTGAGTTTGCGCATCTGCTCATGCGTGACTTGATGTCCAGTATGCTGCTCCCAATTGAATTGGGTAACACCTAGCATGGTCGAACCCTTGCGACCGTCTGGTAGTTTGTTGCCTGGGTCACGCTCATCATCTGTGAACCCACCCTCAGATGCCAACATCTGCTCAAACGCTTGCTTCCAATTGCTAATCATTTAGAACGCTCCATGTTAAGTTTGACCCACTTTTGTAATGCAACTAACTTAGCTGTCTCTTCAGCACAAAGCCCAACAATGGCAGGGTCGTCGGCGGTTCCAGCAACGCTGGGGGAGGACTTGGAAACGGTGGACACTTGACCGCTACTGGTACCACACTGCTGCACCCGACCAGCATACTGGCGGCGCAGAGCAGCAATCCTAGTTTCATACTCATCCTTGACCCCTTCAGTTATGACTTCAGCAATCTCTACTGCGCTTTTGTTTGCAGCCTCAGCGGCTTCGCCAATAGACTTGACCTCTGCAACGAACAACAAATGCTTGTCGCGCATTCGATCATACCCAGACCAGTAGGCGAGGGCTAGAGCAATCGCAATTGCAGCAATCTTGGCGTAGAGAATCATTTCTGCCCCGCTAACATTCGTGCAGCGATTGTGAGCATGGCTTTTGACCTCTCAAGATCAAGCGGCGCATCTTTGTACATCACGGTAATCTGTCCAATGAAGCTGGTGTAGTCCGGCGGTATGCTTATACGACAACCAAACGTGCCGCCTTGTTCAATGTACCAGATACCAGCCTCAGACTGAGGCGTTGAGTAGAACCCGCAAGGTGTCTGCCCTGCCATCAAATCTACAACGTCAGCGTTGTTTGCATGGTTACTGGTAAACAGCCCGATGTTCTCACCTTCAAGATTCTTGGCTCGCTTACCTTCACGGTTCTCGGCACGAACAATTACCCGCTTGTTGAAAATCGTATCTACCGACATGATGCTGACAGCGACCACGTTGGGGTCTTTCATCAGCAGCTCAATTGCATCGTCAAAGCGGCTGGAGTTCAGTTTTGGCAATGCGTTACTTTTCTCGTATACGCCGAGTAGAAATGACTTGTTGTCGTAAATAAAATACCCTGCGTAGCCAAGCACACCAAGCAGCAGCACGACAAACAGCTTGAATGGGCTGTCAATATATGACAGGACACCCATCAGAGTGTTTTTATTTTCCGTTGACATCATCGTAAGTAGCAAAGCCAAAGTAGGACGCAAGTACTGCGCTGATAAACCCATAGAACGGTAACGCAATCGCCCCTAGCGTGGGAGATTCTGTAGCTAGGATAAGCAGAGGAAACAACAGACCAGCCAACATGGATAACCACGCCATCCTGCGCCTGTTTTTCCAGCGGTCAATCACTTGTCTACCTTACCGTCTAAACGTTCATAGAGCTTGTCTAGCAGCACTTCAATACGATCAAAGCGCTTGTCCATGTCTGCCCTGAAGCCATCTACCTCAGACTTCTTGACGTAGTTTTCGCTCATGTGAAGGCGAATGCTAGAAATGTCGTTCTTTAATTCTTTAACCGAGTCCCACAACTGACGGGCAAACCAGCCGCCAACGCCGATTGCGGTAACGACACCAAGGTTGATCATAAATTGAAAGTCCATGCTACGGCCTCAGAGAGTTGCGGTTTTGGTAAAGTGTTGGGGGTGCAAGTTTGTTAGCGCCAGTAATAAGACCGCCTGCGTAAGCAAAAGGATTGCCTTCTTCGTCTTGCGTTGCGGCTTCTTTGACACCAGTACGGATTGCGCGTTGCGTTGGTTTAGAATTAGCCGCTGTATCATAAATCACATTTAACACTTTAATGCGCTCATTTGCAGGCAGTACAGACAATAATTCTTCTGCTGTTTTGGCTGTTTTTAAAGATTCTGTTAATGTATCCATTACTTTGCGGCCAACTTTCTTTTCTATTATGTCAAGCATTGAGTTGGTTGCAGCAACTTTATAGTTAATAAGAGATGGAAAACGTAACATGGCCATGTTTTCAGAAAGAATGTCACGCATCGCCTCACGACCTGTTGCCGCTTGATCTGATATGCGAATGTCGCGCGTCATTTGTGACGCTGCATCGTCTACCGCTTTCATTTGTTCAGGTGTCAAAACTTTGCTTAAGTCGCCAGCCTCATACCGAGGGAATCCTGTTGACTTTTTAAGCAGTGCTGTTTCACCTCGACCCAACACGTTTAGGAACGCCATAACGCGTTCGCCTCCACCTGGTTGGTCAAGTATTTTCATCATGGCGTCAAGAACTTTAGCTTGATCAACTGGACCAGATGCTTCAGAAAACAGTTTGCGTCCTTCGCCATAAGCAGGGACACGGGTTTCAAAACCAGTTATGAAATCATTTAAAACGCCTTTAGCTGCCGCTTGCGTGTCGCGGCCAATTCCTTGTTGGGATGGAGGCGCATTAGCTATATCTGACAATGCGCGTTTAATAAAATGCATTGATTCGCCGGTAATTTCAGGAATTTCAGCAGCCGTTGGTTTCATAATTGGGTTGCCGGCTGCATCTAATAAGCCTGATGGTACTGCGCCGGCAGGCTTGCGCGTACCCATAATAAAAGGGCGACCTTCCATTTTTGCTATTTCAGCCGCTTTTTCAAGTGTGCCTGCTGGCATACGGTCAAAAATTGTTTTTAGTTCATCATCAATTTTAATGACCGCTTTATCCGCAATTTCATAAAACGGTTTTGATATTTGATCGCGCAATTTAATGCTGTCTGCAAGGTCAGGCGTG